CCTGCTAACGAAGGTAAGGTATTCCTGTACGCCTTCGGTAAGAAGATCTTCGATAAGTTGAATGATCTCATGAATCCTTCGTTCGAAGACGAACAGCCAGTCAATCCGTTTGACTTCTGGGAAGGTGCAAACTTCCGCTTGAAGATTCGTCAGTTCGAAGGTTATCCTAACTACGATAAGTCTGAGTTCGATAAGCCGAGTGCTTTGTTCGAAGATGACTCGGAACTTGAAACGGTTTGGAAGGCTCAGCACTCGTTGCAAGAGCTTCTGAATCCGAAGCACTTCAAGTCTTACGCCGAACTCAAGGCGAAGCTTTATCGTGTTCTTGATCTCTCTAATGATACTCGCTCCTCTTCTTTCGAAGAGAGCACTCCTGCTGAAGAGGATGATGGTTTAGATCTTAGCTCGATGAGTGCTAAGTCTGCGCCGGCTCCTAAGATGAAGGAAGCGGCACCGGCTATGCCTACGGCTGACGACGATGACGACGATCTTTCTATCTTCAAGGAACTCGCGGCTCGCGGTTAATCACCAGTGAGGAGGGCTTCGTGCCCTCCTCTCTTTAGGTAGGAGTTAAAAGTACATGCAAAAGAAAGAAACAGTTATAGACTTTGACTTCGGCTTTACGGCTGTTGATGCAGATGAGCTTGATGTTGTCCGTGCTGCGCAAGAACAAACAGAAGTTCTTACCGCTAAGCTGGAAGAAACAGATGAGAGAGCTCGTAAGCTTTATGACGCTGTTATGCCCTTGTTGAATAATCTGAAAGCAAATCCTGAAAAAGACTACATCTATTGGCCAAACCGATATGAGAAGCTTGATCAGTTTGCCGATAAGCTGTACAAAATTATGACGGGAGAAGCTTAATATGGGTTTGTTAGAAAAAATGTTGAATGCTGGATCAGTCAAAGGTTCTGCGATTCTCGCTGAGTCGAAGTTCTTTGCTGAGAAGGATCCCATTCAAACTGAATTGCCAATTCTAAATATCGCATTCAGCGGTTCATTGAAAGGTGGTTTGATTCCGGGTCTGACTGTTGTCGCCGGCGCATCGAAGAGCTTCAAGACTTTGTTGTCTCTTTATTGTATGAAAGCTTATCTCGAGAAGTATGATGATGGCGTTGCTATCCTCTATGATTCTGAGTACGGCATCACACCTGAGTATCTCGAGAGCTACAACATCGACACGAATCGTGTAATTCACGTTCCGATTGAAGACGTTGAACAATTGAAGTTCGATCTCACTAAGAGATTGAATGAAGTTGAGAAAGGCGATCGAGTGTTTATTATGATTGACTCGATTGGTAACCTCGCTTCTCGTAAAGAAGTTGAGGACGCCGAGAATGAGAAGTCAGTCGCTGATATGTCTCGTGCTAAACAGCTGAAGTCTTTGTTTCGTATCGTTACGCCGAAGTTAACGAGCAGGGATATTCCTTGTATCGCGGTGAACCATACGTACAAGGAAATCAGTATGTTTCCGAAAGATATCGTATCTGGTGGAACGGGTATCTACTACTCAGCTAATCAGATCTTTATCATCACGAAGGCTCAAGAAAAGGATGGTACTGAGCTCGCAGGCTTTAGGTTCACCATCAATATCGAGAAGTCTCGTTATGTAAAGGAAAAGTCGAAGCTTCCGTTTACCGTTCTTTACGATAGAGGAATTCAAAAGTGGTCTTCACTCTTTGATCTCGCTCTTGAGTCTGGCCATTTGACAGTTGCCAAGCAAGGATGGTATAATATGGTCAATATGAAGACTGGTGAAGTGATTGAACCAAAGATGCGAGCAAAGGATATTGAAGAGAACGATGATTTCTTCAAGAAGCTTGTGAAGGATGCTAAGTTCAATGATTTCATTGAAAAGAAATTCAAACTCTCAGTTGCTGACCAAGGGGCTTTAAATGATAGAGAAGACGATACTCTCGAATCTGATTCTGAATGAGTCATACTACCGAAAGGTATTTCCTTACATCAAAGAAGAATACTTTGATGATAACTCTCTTCGTAAAATCTTCTCTACATATTCGGAGTATGTAGAGAAGTACAAAGAGCCTCCTTCGATCGAGGCTCTTAAACTTTCTCTCGACAAGAGGAAAGATCTCAACGAAGATGGTTATAAGACAATCATTCAGACTGTTGACGAGTTCAAAGTTGACAAGAACACGAGTGATGAGTTTCTCATCACCGAGACTGAGAAGTTCTGTCAAGACAAAGATCTTTACAACTCAATTCGTAAAGCAATCTTAATTCTTGATGGACAAGATAAAAGCGCTGAGAAAGGATCTATTCCAAAGTTGTTATCGGATTCTCTCGGTATCAGCTTTGACTCAAGCATCGGTCACGACTATCTTGAAGAATATGACTCACGTTATGAGTACTATCACAAGAAAGAAGAACGCATTCCATTCGACATCGAGATCTTAAACAAGATTACGAAAGGTGGTTTGCCTCGCAAGTCGATGACCGTACTTCTCGCCACGACAGGTGGTGGTAAGTCTCTGCTCAAGTGTCACATGGCCGCGAATCATTTGATGTATGGTAAGAATGTACTCTACATCACGATGGAATTGGCCGAAGAAGAAGTCGCTCGCCGAATCGATGCCAATGTAATGGACATCACACTTGATGAAGTTCGTGAGATTCCTCGCGATGTATTCGAGAAACGTATGAATCGTTACAAGACAAAGACTCCCGGCAAGCTCGTTATCAAGGAATATCCAACTGGCTCGGCTCACGCCGGTCACTTCAGACATCTATTGAATGAATTACGTTTAAAGAAAGCTTTCATTCCCGATGTTATCTTCCTTGATTATCTCAACATCTGTGCTTCGGCTCGTGTCAAAGGTGCAGCTGCTGCGAATTCTTATACACTTGTGAAGTCGATCGCCGAAGAAGTTCGTGGTCTCGCGATGGAGTTCAACTGTGCTATCGTAACTTCATCACAGTTTAATCGTGATGGTTACGGTAACTCAGACGTCGACTTGACAAATACTTCCGAGTCGATGGGTATCACTCACACGGCCGATGCTATCTTTGCTCTTATTACTTCTGAGCAGCTCGATGAAATCGGTCAGATCATGATCAAACAATTGAAGAATCGTTGGGGTGACATTAGTTACTATCGAAGATTCCTCGTCGGTATTGATCGATCGAAGATGAAAATCTATGAGCTCGAAGAATCTGCTCAACAGAACATCAACAATATTGATGGTAATGGTGGCGGATCGAGCGGAAGTCCGAAGAAAGGAAACGACGATGATTTTCCAGTCTTCGACAAAACTCGAATCGGTGGAACATTAGCAAAGAAGAAAAGAAATATCTTCGATGATGTCCAATTGATGTAAATGCATTGTCCGAAACTTATAAATATCCATAGTTCAAAATAATTTTGGATATTATAAGGTTCGGGCATGCTATCATTCAAACATTATCTTACTGAAGACCTGAGTGGTGTAAAACCGTTATCTGGTTCTGAAAAGTATATTTTTAATCAAGCGATTAAACCATATACATACGAAGTAAAAAGTTCAACAGCGAAGACAACAACACTTGTCATACGTTCAGCTGATGACGCCCGCAAACAGGTCAAAGTAGACGTTGAGAAGAAGCTCGAAGCTGCTAAATTTGATTTTAAATCATTAAAAACTGGTGGATCTACCGGATCTACCAGCATTTCTTTTGGGCGTCACACAGTCCTCATCACTTATAAGCCATCTTCTGGTGGCATGTCTGAGACCACACTCAATTCTACAATGACAGAACTCGTTCCTGCTCTTGCATTCATGTCAGGAAGAACAGATTTCTCGTCCCCTAAAGAATTATACGATTTCGTAAAGAAAATTAAAGGTAATCCTGGCGTATATGTCGATAAGAAGGACATCTCGGCTGGACAGAAGTTCATTCAGATGATGCCGAATTCTTCTAAGTTCGAAGAGAAGATGACCAACGCGATCGGTGTTCTAAAGTATCTTAAGGACTTGAACTCAGAGAGTCCTATTGCAAATATCTACTGGGGTTACCGTAAGAAGCCCGAAGGTGTCGGCAAGAACCATAAAGGTGATTTGTTCATTAAGTTTACCAGCGGAGAGATGCTTGGAGTGTCTCTGAAGGCCGGAGGGGCCAAGACGAAAGAACCCCAATTGAATACCTACGTAAATAAGTTGTTTGACGACATGGGGCTAGAGAAAGAAAAGAAGGTGCTCGTAAGCTCAGTTTACAATAAGATTCACTCGACTTTAAAATTACCAGATAATTGGGATTCTCGTGCTCAGAAGTCAAAGTCAATCGATACGATAGAGAAATTCCGAGAGAAGAATCCAAAGAAATACGAAGCCAAGTATGACGAGATGCTTGAGTTAATTCGTAACTCAGTGATATCGGCTATGAACATGAGTAAGAAAGCTACACTCGATTATATACGTAAGCAAGTCTTGAAGAAAGACGACTCAGTTCCTCTTGTCGTCATCAAAGCTGTTGGTGACAATTATCAGCAAGTCACAGACGAAGATCAGTTAGACGCTTTCTTACCACGTGTCACAAAAGTTCGAGCGTATAAGTCAATGGCTTCCAAACAGAATTGGTTCATTGAGTTGACGTCAAGAAATAAAGTGTTGGTAATGAACATGTCAATTCGTTCGAACAAACCTATGCCCGAGAATAAAGTCGCTCAAGGTTACAACCTGGCGATTAAATATAACGGCATCGGCGAAGCTAAATAATACACGGAGAACACAGTGTTACGCTTTAAGAATTTTATTACTGAAGATTTTATTACCGAAGAAAAGAATCTTCATATGACTCATCTCGAAGACGCAGTCATCGATGGTGGTGTTAACGGAACACGTAATGTGATTAATTACTTGCGTGCGATTCGAGACATGCTTTCTGGTAACGCTAGTGCTCCGGTTACACTCACAGTTAAGTGGGATGGAGCTCCATCGATCTTCGCAGGTATCGATCCTGAAGATGGAAAGTTCTTCGTAGCGAAGAAAGGCGTCTTTAATAAGAATCCAAAAATCTATAAAACTGAAAAAGAGATTGATAATGATCTCAGCGGAGACTTGAATGCTAAGTTCAAAGTCGCGCTGCGAGAGCTCTCAAAGCTCGGAATTGAAGGAGTGGTGCAAGGTGATTTCCTCTATACTAAAGACGATTTACAAAAGACTACTATTGATGGAGAATCGTATATTACTTTCCATCCTAATACGATTGTTTACGCGGTACCAACGAAAAGCGAACTCGCTCAAAGGATACAGAGATCCGCGATCGGTGTGGCTTGGCACACAACATACCGAGGAGACTCTCTTGAAACAATGTCTGCAACTTTTGGAAAAAAGATTGCGACAGGACTCAAAGAAGTAAAAAGCGTATGGTGTGTTGACGCGGTATTTGAAGATAAGTCAGGTACAGCAACATTCACAAAGAACGAAACAGATCACATCACGGGAATCCTCTCACAAGCAGGTTCCTTGTTCCGCACTGTTCGTCCTGATATTCTTAACGCCTTTGGAAAGAACGAAGAGTTGAATCTTCGCGTGAACACATACATTAACTCAAAGGTGCGTGAGGGATCTCGTGTTGGTGATCCGAAGGAATTTGTTCCTGGTTTAATTCGTTACATCGAAGATTACTATAACGCCGAAGCTGATAAGAAGAAAACCGAGAAAGGTAAGTCTGTTCAATATCAGAAGAGAGACGCGGTGCTAGAAATCTTTAGTAAGAAGAATCAAAAAGAAATTGAAAAGATTTTCATACTCTATAATTTACTCGTCGATGCTAAGTTGATTATCATCGATAAATTGAATAAGATCGATGGTTTGAGAACATTCTTAAGAACAAGCAGTGGTTATGTTGTCACCGGTCAAGAAGGTTTCGTCGCGATCGATCACCTCGGTAAGAACGCATTAAAGCTCGTTGATCGCTTGAAGTTTAGCCTAGCAAATTTCTCACCGGAGTATATTAAAGGCTGGCAGAGATAATGGCTCAGAAAGGTTTTGAGTACGAAGAGAACGTAGCGACGAGTCTTAAGAAAAAGAAGTGGGTTCGTCCAAACTACACACCAGCAGGCGCTTCTTCCGATCGACCAGACCTTGACATCTTTATTAATGGAAAAGAATACGGTTGTGAATTAAAGAAAGATCTCGCTTCGGCAGGTTCTCTCGTTATTCATCACCTAGGAAATAAAAAATACGACTATGGCGCGACTGATGGAGAGAAAGAAAAAGAATTCTTGAAAGGCCTTGGTGTTAACGCAGGTGTGATGCATGCGATTCAAACAAAATGGAAAGTCGAGCCTTTCATTCAATTAGAACGCGATAACAAGTGGATCGAGAGAGTAAAGAAGTCGAAACTTAAGTTAAGAGAAAGATATAATCATGACTTGAGATCTTGTCCTGATATTTACTTTCCGCTACCATCACGTACAATTAGTCAGTATTACAATTTAAAGAGTACCTATTATTTAAACGTCGCAACACACGGGTTTTATCTTTTAGGCAATACAGATCCTGCGGGTTTAACTAGAGAAAAATTCGGCGTTGAGAGTGTTCCATTGTGGGATGACTGTCACACAGCGGTATTAAGAATTCGTATACAATCGAAAG